GCGTTGGAAGACACGAAAGAAATTCGCTTGTATTACGGCAATGAAGGTTCTCCTGATGTGCTTCTTACCCAGATGTCTCCCTTGCAACGCAAATTATTCAAAATCTTGGACTTGAAGCGATTTGCAGGAAAATAATTTTTATGTTGTGGCAAAAAAATAATCTTCTTTAATTAGAAAAGATTAGAAGCCATGAAAACTTATTATTAAAAATAACTTTGAAAGTCAAGTATTAAGAAAGAATATAATGAAGTATAAAAGAATATTTTTAATTGCACAGATTATAATTATCTTTATTTACTCATTATTGACCATTTTTTCGATAATAATACTTCCAATTAATTTAATTTTAGGTTTTCTTTGTATTTTATTTTTGCCAGGATATAATCTGATAAGTTTATTAAAACCAGATTCTGAGATAATAAAAAAGGTGGGATACGCTACATTTCTCAGTCTTTTAATAGGAAATATTCCTATGTTCTTCATTTATGTAATAGGTTATAGCATTATTCCTATTGGAGATAATTATGGGTTCTGGTTCTGGCCTGAAATGGTAATATTAATAATTCAAATAATAAATATTAGCTTAATTTTAATAGATATATTCATAAATAAGAATCGTATCAAAAAAAATGTAACCTATAATTATTTTAAGTTAAAAAGAGAGAATTTTAATAGCAGATCTTTATTAATAATAATAGGTTTTATTATATCGTTAATATTTTTGTGTATTTCAACTTATTTTAGCGATGTAAGTAATAATGATTTTTACACTGTTAGACGGGATTATTGGTTGAATTTTACATTTTTTTACCGAGTTCCATTTTTGTTTTATATATTTTTAGGAAGTACAATAATAAGTTTGACTCTTATTATTTATTATTTCAAAAATAGATATTTAATACTTATTTGTTTATCCATATTTACATATTGTTTATTGATACTTCCATATCTTCAAATTGGGAATTATTTTGGATATGATACATGGGAATTAGATAAAACATATGATCTTTATCTTCATTACGGGTTTAGTGGACACGATTGCTATTGTTTTTATGTAAAGGATTATTCACCATTAAGGTATTCAACAGCTCTATTTACTTCAATATTATTAATAAATGGTTTTGGTTTAGAAATAAAATTTACACTAATGTTCCTTTATCCATTAATTTTTATTTTTATGCCATTCTTCTTTTATTCAGTATTCAAACAATTTTCAAAAAACAGTAATGAAAACAAATTAAATTTACTACTTTTAACAGTTTTGGCAATAACTACACCTTTGACAATTAAATATGCTCATTCTGCTACGACAGTCGTTATTGGGTTATTTATGTTTTATATATTAGTTATAGAATTTTATAATTGGATACATGAATATGAATGTAAATTAAGACATATGCTTACTATCATTTTTCTTTATTTTTTTTTGACTTTAACACATTTTGAGGAATCTATATATCTTCTTTTTATAATATTTTTTTACGATATTTATTATATTTTTATTAATATTCAAAAAGAAAATAAAAATAAGGAAATTGAGTTAATATTTAAAAGATTTCTTTATAGAAATACATTCCTTTTATTCATATTACTAACAATTTTTTTCCTGACACAAGAATTTTTTGGGTATATACCTTATTATTTAGTGAAATTTGAAGACGTCCCTCTTCTTAATATAGTTTATCTGTACTATGCAACCACCAAAATTACAATACCCTTTATTTTAAATGGACATTTTCAAATAAGCCTTTTTTTTGGAGGAATTATATTCATTGCTTCAGCTTTTTATTTCATAACATTATATCTCTCTTTTTTCAAACTTACTCATATCTTTGAAAAAATATATAAAAAATTCGTTGATATTTTAGTAAAAATCCACAATTTTTTAAAAAAAGTAATTTCAAAAAAAATAATTCAAATTACCATACCTATCATGATAGTTATAATAATAATTATTTTAGATACTTTTTATTTTCCATTTCTTAAAGAAGAACAATTATTATTATTATTCGAAATTGCATTAAGTTATTCATATATTATTTTTAATATTTTTCTATTTATCAAAGGAGTTATTTATTATAAAATTCGAAATGAGAAAGAAAATTATTTTCTTTTATCAATTATTGCATGTAGTTTATTGATATTGATTTTAACCTTAATTGGAAATTTCTACCTTGCATTTAGCATTTTAAATGTAAAATATATTACCTACTTCATATTTTTTAATTTATTAATTATACAAAACAATTATTTTAAAGAGTTTATGAAGAAGAAAACTCCATATCTAATGATTCTAATAATACTTACTCTATTTTTGGGGGTAATTTATAGTTTAAAAAAATTAAGATATGGATAACCAATTTATAACAATAAAAAATATTATTTTCTTTCTTTTTAAAGCAACATTCATTATGTAAATTATAATGTATATTAAAATAATGATTATTGCTGGAACTCGTCCAGAACTTATAAAATTAGCCCCTTTAATGAGACTTATAGAAAAGGAAAAAAATTTGTCATTAATATTTATTTATAGCGGCCAACACTATGATAAAAATTTATTTACTAATTTAATTAATGAACTTGAATTGCCACAGCCAAGTATTGATATTCATGTCGGTTCTGGATCACATGCATATCAAACAGGAACAAGTCTCATAGAAATAGAAAAAATTATATTAAAATATAATCCCGATATTGTTATATCAGAAGGAGATACGAATACAGTTTTAGCAAGTGCTTTAGCAACCAGAAAATTAAATAAATGTTTTATGCATCTAGAGGCTGGTATTAGGTCTTTTGATAAAATAATGCCAGAAGAAGTTAATAGAGTCTTAACTGGTGCTTGTGCGATGTACCATTTAGCACCAACAGAGAGAGCAGCATTAAATTTAATTTTCGAAGGAATTGATCGTTATTCTATTTTTATTGTAGGAAATACTATAGTAGATGCGGTTTTGCAAGCTAAAAATCTTGCGGAATCTAAATCAAATATTTTAGAAAAATTAAAAATTGATAATAAAAAACCAATCGTTCTAATAACACTTCATCGACCTGCAAATGTGGATGTTGAAGAAAATATCAAAGTTTTTTTCAATAAAATCATAGAATTAAAAGATTTCCAATTCATTTTTCCTGCGCATCCAAGAACAATTAAAAATCTAGAAAAATTTGATTTATTAGACAAATTGGACGATGTATCAAATATTTTACTCACAGATCCATTAGGGTATTTAGATTTTTTAAAAATATTTATAAATTCTCTATGTGTTTTAACTGATTCAGGAGGTATTCAAGAAGAAGCTGTAATTCTCAGAATTCCGTGTTTAACCTTAAGAAATAATACAGAGCGTCCCGAAACAATTGAGTATGGATCCAATGTATTAATTGGATTGGATATGGATAAATTGGAGTCTGAATTATATCGAATAAAATCAGATCCAAATTATTTAAGAGGAAAAACGGGACCATGTCCATTTGGAGATGGGAAAACTTCTAATAGAATTATTGAAATAATTAAAAATTTATATAATAAGAAAAAATTAGAATTAGAAAAATCAAAATTATGGAAAGAAATTCCCTTAAAAGTTTTAAAAAAAATTGAAAAACATAACGACCAATGCACAGTTAAAAATTATGAAACTGGAAGTAAAGTAAAAATTCAGATAATATTTGACAATGAAGGAAACCCTAAAATCCCATCCAACGATATAAAATTAAAAAAAGATAATTTAATTTTAATAAGAAAATAATTTTTTACTTTTTACGTAAGCATAATAAATTTCCTGTTACAATAGAGTTCAAATAACTTATCAAACTATTCAAGTTTTTAAATTTTTTTAATATCCAATTTTGATCATCAATGATATAAAATCTAAAATTCAAGTCATTTAATTTATAAATAAAAGACTCAATGGAGTATCCAGATTTTTCAATAAGTTTAGGAAAAACTTCAGTGATGATTATATCTACTTTATTTTTTTCTATCAATTTTTTCATTCCTAATAACGCTTTCATTTCATTTCCTTCAATATCCATTTTAATAAATGAGATTTTCTTATTCTCATTTTGAAAAAAATCATCTAAGGAGACAACATCTATAGAAATAAAATTATTTTTACTCATTTTTATATTTTCAAATCCAATGCTATCGAATTCTTTTTCAGATACAAAAAAACAGCTATGCCACGCGTCATTAGTTTCTGATATGTAAAGTTTTACTTTCTCAGATTGATTTGATACTCCTTTTTTAATTGGTATTACATTTTTTAGATTATTTAGTAAAATATTTTTAGATAATTGCTTGAAATTATTAGGTTCTGGTTCAAAAGCATAAATATTAACTTTATCTCCGATTAAATTAGAGAGTAATATAGAAAAATATCCAATATTTGCTCCCAAATCAAATACATTCATTCCTTTCTTAATCAAATGGGTAATTAAGTGAGTAGTAAATTCTTCATAATAACCAAATTTAATTAGCGATAATAGAAGATTTGATTCTCTTCTAATTAGAATTTTTAAATTATTTATCTCAATTAAAATATTTTTCTTATTTACGCCAAGAATTTTAGTTTTTGTTCTTTTAATCTTTGTTAACATGAAGTTATGAAGTTTTCTTCCAAATTCATAATCATAGATTTCTTTTTTGAACATTCTTCTAAAAAATAAAAAATAGATAATAATTATTCCATTGATTAATTTATTGAAATAAAATGCCCAAGTTTTTCTTTTTATTAAATAATTCATATCAGAAGGTTAATTCATCTTTTTGATTATTAACATAAAAAGTTTTTAAAGTTTTATCAAATAAAATAATCTAAAACTTTTTTAATTTGTTCTTTATTTCTATAACAAAAATGATTATTTAATTTTGGTGTTTTTTCATTAATATATTATGGATCCCCCATAAAACTTGGTTGAATGTAGGAGGAACTACACGGGATCAATATTTAATTAAAAATTTAAAAGAAAGAAATGAAATTCATGTAATTCAATACACCCAACCCTATGAAAATACAATAAGAAGCTATCTTAATCCAAGATTTTTAACAGGTTCTTTAAAAGATTGGACAATCTTTAAAGATGGAATATACCATCATCATTTAAGACATATATATTTTACAAGATTTAATCAAATATTAAAAATTAATAATCGAATTTTTAAAAAAAAAATTAAACAAATAGTAAAAAACTATGGTATTGACATTATTATTTGTGCCCCAAATCATTATCTTCATGGATATCCTCCGTTTGATATATCAGTGCCTATAATTTTTGATTACTTAGATTTTCTACATGAATTTAATAATATGAATGAAGAAAATACTAAAATTCTTAATGAATATTGTAAAAATTCTTCAAAAATTTTGTGTGTTGCAAACACTTTATTAGAATCAATTGATCACAAATATCAAGAAAAGGCAATATATCTTCCGAATGGAATTGATCTCAATTTTTTCAAAGCAGATCAAAAATTTAAAAACCAAAATGAGACAAAAATAGTTAGTTTAATAGGTTTAGGTTGTACAGAATCTACTTTTTATTTAGATATTTTTCCCGAAATTAAAAAAGACATAGAAAACATTAAGATGCTATTAGTTGGTGGGGGAATTAAATTTCCTTTAATTTATAACTATATTAATAATAAAAAGAATCGCGACGATTATATTCTAACTGGCCATATTCCATATAATCAAATTAGAGATTATTTCATAATGTCAGATGTAGGTTTATATCCTTCAATAATTAATCGCTATTTTGATTCTGCAACCCCCATAAAAATAATGGAATATTCCGCAGTACATAAGCCCATTGTATCAACAGATTTAAAAGAAGTTAGAAGTTTAAACTTTCCAAATGTTTTTTTAGCTAAACCAAATGTAAAAGATTATATCAAAAAAATTAAGCAAGCGCTTAATTATGAAGGGGGTTTTCCAAATTTGGATGAGTTTGATTGGAAATTTTTATCTAAAAAGCTTGAGAAAATTATTCATAATATTTAATTTATTTCTTTCTTTTTTAAAAATAAAAAATAAGAACTAAAATAAAGCAAATATTCTATGAAATTTACTGTTGTTTCGCCAGTTTTTCCTTATCCAAATCCAGGGATTCTTCCGGGAATAGAGAGGTATGTTCAATATTTAACATTAAACCTTAAAAAATTAGGGGTAGAAATCCAAATAATTACTTCTTTTTGGAATGGTGGCTCAAAACATGATGTCTATAAAGAGATTCCAATTATTAGAATCCCAGATTCGAAGAAATTGTTGGGAAGATTTGGCTCGATTGCTAGATTGAATCATATAACTCTAGGACTCAATTTTTTATCTAAAAAAATTTATAAATATTTCAAAGATTCAAATATAGTTATTCTCGTTCAACCATTCGGATTTACTAGATTTCTCAAATTAAAAAAAATTCCCGTCATTAATATTTCCTATCATTTTGAAGAGCCTAAAATGTTTCAAGAATATTTTGAATTACCATTTTTTCATTATCTCCAAAAAAAACAATACAAAATACATAAAAAAGTTATTGCTGTGTCTGAAGCTACAAAATCTTCACTAATTTCAAATTATAAACTAAATCAAAAAGACATTAATGTAATTCCAATTGGTGTAGATACAGAGAAATTTAATCCTAATAATAAATCTTCGGAAATACGCGAAAAAAATGGGGATTTAATTTTATTGAATGCAGGCCCTATGATTTATCGAAAAAGAGTGCCTGTTTTATTAAAGGCAATGCCGAAAGTTATAAAAAGGTTTCCAGATGTCAAATTAATTCTTTTAGGGGATGGATTACTCCTTAAAAAATACCAAAATTACGCAAAAAAACTAAAAATAGATAAGAATTTGGTTTGGAAAGGTTTTGTTAATAATCCAGAAATTTACTATGCCACAAGCAATATTTTTGTATTTCCTTCCGAGAAAGAAGGTTGTCCTCAAGTGATGTTAGAAGCTATGGCGAGCAAATGTCCTGTTATTTGCGCAAATATACCACCTATGTCAGATATGGTTGAAGATGGGGGATTAACTTTTAGATTAGATGATTCAAATGATCTTGCAAGGAAAATCATTGATTTACTGGCAAATCAAGAAAAAAGATTATTATTAGGAAAAAATGCGATAAACATAATAAAAAATAAATATAGATGGTCAATCATTACAAAACAACTAATCGAATATATTAAATCCTTAAAAAATAAGAATAAATGAATTTTTCTATGGAAGATACTATATCAATAATAATCCCAGCATGGAATGAGCAAGATATTATTATAGATACATGTAATTTTTTAAGGAAATTAAAATTGCCTTTTAAATATAGTGAATTAATTTTTATTGCAGGTGGAATGGATAATACATATACAATTTGTCAAGGCATAAAATTAGATAATTTTAATAATGTTTTTACAATCAAACAAAATCTGAGTGATTTTAAATCAAGTGCATTGATTAAAGGAATAAAGAAATCTATAGGAGACTATATTATTTTAATTGATGCAGATACATTAGTTTCATCAAATTTAGTTATTGAAATTGTAAAATCTTTAAAGAAATTTGATGCAGTGAGTTGTGATTTTTTACCATTGCTCCAAAAAGGCTTTATATATAACTATCATATCATTAATAAGGTAATTTGGGCCAGTAACCCTAACAATTTATCTTCTTTATTTGGTGGAGCTACAATCTCTTTTAAGAGGAAATTAATAAATGAAATAGGGGTTGAAAATTTCTTTACAAGTAAAAGTAGGGCTGGAGTTGATTATTATATGAGTATGGTATTAAAAAGAAATAATAAAAGTCTAGGTTTGGTAAAAAATGCTTGTGTAATTACTCCAAGACCAAAAAATATAAAAGATCTTTTAAAAATCCATAATCGTTGGTATTCTGCATTTTTTGATTTACACCAAGGAAATAGAATAATTATATTAAACGTGCTAATTCTTAGTATATTATTCTCTTTATTTCCACCAATTATTTTTTTATTCATTATTTGTAAAATGATAAGAATTTTGGATAAAAAATATTTAAAAATAAAATATTTTATTACTAAATTTTTTTTTGAATATATCGAGAGTATCTTGAAAATTACAACGTTTATGGGAAAATTGACTAGAAAATCAAAACCTATAGGTCATTTTAAAGGAGCAAGATAATGATTTTAATATTTGATACATTTAATAATAATCCTAAAATCGAACGAAATCTTCAAGAAATGGAAATTATCCCCTCATTTCATAATTTAACATGAAATCAGAAAAGAAAGTTTTAGTTATCATAAAGAATATTTCCTATTTCTCTCATATTACTTTTATTTATTTTCAGTAAATTCAAACTCCTTTCTTGAATATATGTATACTAGGCTGTTCAATCTAAAACATGGATATGGAGTTAAAAAGCCTTCTCCTACTTGGTTAAATTCATGAATTGCAGCTAACTCTCCGTAGTGTGGATGCCAATAAAAACTCCATATATCATTAAAATAGAAAAACACCCCGCTAGGCAATATTAGTCCTAAACAATTTAACACAATTTTTGCCGAATATAATAGTCGACATCAATAGTAACTATAGAAGGTGAATAATCCTTTAATTCTAAATTATATTGGAATCCTAAGATTAAAATTATGTCTAAAATTGGATAGAAAACCAAAAATAGCAGAAATTTTTCTTATTAATTAATTTCATTAGATATATAGAATTAAATAAATTTAAAAGTAAATTTGGTTTTCATAAACTTCCAATAAAATTAAGCTCGAATTCAAAAATACTAAAGTAAAATGAAATCTAATAAAGCACAAAAAGTAGTAATTCTAATTACTATAGATTGTTTGAGAAATGATCATTTAAAATCATATAACTATCACCGAAATACTGCACCAAATCAAGAAAAATTTGTAAATAAAGGTGTAACTTTTTTAAATGCTATTTCCAATGGTCCAGAGACATCATCATCCTTTTCTTCAATATTTACTTCAATTCTCCCTTATTTAAATGGTGATTTTAGTCCTTTACCCAATCATAAAAGAACATTTATTCAAGAATTACATGAAAATGGCCTTTTTTGTTATGGAATCCACAGTAATCCTAACTTAGGAAGGTTTTTTAATTATCATCGTGGATTTGATATTTTTTTAGACTCATTAGAATTAAACCATGAAATAGATATTAAAAAAAAAGGAGATATGAGTGGTAAAAAACCCTTTATGATTAAAAAATTAATTATGAATCATATTTCTGAGTTTTTAACAAATATTATTTTTAAAAAGATATTTTTTAAAATAATTAATCATCTTGCAAGATGTGAAAAAATTAGAAGTATCCTTAATAATATAGATTTTTTAAGGGATAATATTACTCTTATTAATCGTAAAGAATTTACCGCATCATATATCGTAAAAAAATTAATTAATTTTATTAAAAATTTTAACTCAACACGCTCTCTATTTATTTGGGCTCATTTTATGGATGTTCATTGGCCATATAACCCTCCATTAAAAAATTTATTAAAATTCAGAAAAAACACTATAGACCCAAATAAGAGTGATTTTTTATTAAATAACCTTTTTTGGAGCCATAAAAATCAAATGACTCCCGAAATGTTAAATAAATTAATTGATCTGTATGATGGTGAAATTAATTACGTTGATGAGCAGCTAGGTAAGCTATTTGATTATCTTATCAAGAGATTTAAAAAACAATGTCTTATTATTATTACTGCCGACCATGGGGAATCATTTTATGAACATAAATTTTTAAATCATGGGGGTCAAGTCTATGATGAACTTTTAAGAGTACCATTATTCATAATTGAACTTGGAAAAAAACCCAAAATAAAAAGAATTAGTGAAATGGTTCAATTGATGGATATTGCTCCTACAATATTAGATTATTTTGGAATAATAATACCCAAGTTATTCCAAGGAAGAAGTTTATTTCCTATAATGCAAGAGAGAGGAATAAATCGAAAAGATTTTGTTATTTCAGAGTCATATCAAATAGAAGGAAAATTTAGAAGAAATAGTAAGTTAGGATATAAAATATTTTCTATTAGAAAAAAGACTTGGAAATATATTTATGATGAAGAAAAGAATGAAGAATTTTTATACAATTTAATAGAAGATCAAGGGGAAAAGATTAATTTGATAAAACAAAATTCTAATTTAGTTGATGAGTTCAGAGATATAAAAAATAAACACTTTCAAAACATTATCGAATCTAATGAAAAGTCTAAAATTATGTATGCTATTAGAAGTTTAAAGATAAAAATATGATTTTTTAAAGGGTATTCTTTTTTCATTAAATTGTATTTTTCTGTTAGCATTTCGAAAAATTCAATAACACTCTTGCCAAATTTATATTCAGAAAAAAATTCAGCTCTTTTATGAGCTGCTTGTCTCATTTTTTTTTATACTTTCTTTAAAATTTTAATAAAAAAGTCTGAGAAATTTTAAAAAATAACGATTAAATATTCCTCTTTTTTAGCCAATCATATGTTTTTTTTATGCCTTCTTCAATTCCCATCAAATTAATGTCTAGAAATGTTCTCAATTTATCTACATTTAGAATTAAATAGGGAACATCAACTTTCCGTACTTCCATATATTTTAATGGAAAATTTCCAATCTCTTCTCGTATAATAGTTAATATTTCATTAATTGAGTACCCTCGACCAGACCCAATATTTATGATTTCATTTTGAATATTTTTTTCAATTAAATCCACGATAATCCTTACAAGATCTTTTATATAAATATAATCCCGCACGACAGAACCATCACCCCAAATTTCTATAGTTTTTCTATTTAAAATCTTTTCAAGTATAACATTTATCAAACCTTGCTGAACACTTTTGTGATATTCCCCAAATGGATTTGAGGGCCTTAAAATAAGATAATTTATTCCATATAAATAGTTATAAAGATGTAGGTATTTTTCTGTTGTCAATTTCATGATCCCATAAGAACAAATTGGTGTTGTCGAGTCAGATTCCTTATGTTCTTTTTTCGAAATACCATAAATTGTTCCACCTGAAGATGGAAATACTATGTTTTTTATTTGATATTGCTTCATTAAATTCAATAATTTAATTGTATTTACAATATTAGAATGAATATCATAAATGATATTTTCATTTGATATAGACGGAACTGTTGTACCTATAAGATGAATAACTATATCTATTTGATTTTCTTTAAAAATAATTTCATATTCTTTTTCATTGTGGAAATCCCCATAATAAACTTTGACATGATTTAATAAATCTGGATTTTGTATAATTACATTTTTAGATTCAAATACAATTATCTCATAATTACCACGCTTTAATAATTCCTCTGTTAAATTAGAACCTATGAATCCAAAACCACCAAGAATTAAAATTTTTTTTTGCAAGAATTCTATTCCTCGAGTAATTTTTCAAAAATATTTATACACAGCATAAAATTTTTTATGGTTTTTTATTGAAAACA